CCCGACGCCGTCCGTGAGGCGACCGTCCTGCTCGCCACGCGACAGTTCAAGCGACTGGACTCACCGCTGGGCGTCGCCGGATTCGGCGACCTCGGCGCGATCGTCGTGCGTCGTATCGACCCCGACGTCTCCGCGCTCATCGCCCCGTTCCGCCTCCCGGTGGTCGCCTGATGCCCGCGACTCCGTCTCAGATCCAGCAGGCCCTCAAGACGAAACTCGAGACGATCAGCGGTCTACGCGCCGCCGACCTCCTGCCCGACAACTTCAACCCGCCGATGGCGATACCGGCTCTCGAGTCCGTCACCTACCACCGCGCCTTCGCCGGAGGAGACGCGGTCCACGACTACTCGATCACCGTGATCGTCGGCGCCGCCTCCGAGCGCGTCGCTCAGAAACGTCTCGACGACTACCTCATGGCGAGCGGAGCGACGTCGATCCGAAGCGCGCTCGAGACCGACCCGACCCTCGGCGGAGTCGTCTCATCGGCGACGGTCGCCACCGCGTCGGGGATCAGCAACCTCGACATCGTCGGGAACCGCTATCTGACGGTCACCTTCGCCGTCACCGTCCACCCGTGAAAGGGACTCCCATGAACAGTTATCGGATCGTCGGCGACCGTGAGGTCGTCGGAAAGAAGCCAGGAGAGGTCGTCAGTGAGAGCGACCTCGACGGCGTGAACATCGCCGCCCTCATCGGGGGCGGTCATCTCCAACCCATCAACCCCAAGGCCGCGAAGGCCGAACCCCCTCAGGAGTAATCGTGGCGAAGCTCGTGCTCACCAACCCGTCGATCTCGGTGAACGGCGTCGATCTCTCGACGTCGATCAACTCGGTGACGATCGAAACAAAGTTCGACGAGGTGGACACCACCGCCTTCGGCGACACCGGACGAAAGCGGGTCGCCGGACTCTCCGACTCGTCGATCTCGCTCGACTTCCATCAGGACTTCGCCGCCTCCGCGGTCGAGGCCACGATCTATCCGCTACTAGGCACCACGACCAACGTGATCGTGAAGCCGGTGAACGCGGCGACCTCGGCGACGAACCCGTCGTATTCGATGACCTGCCTCGTCGTTCAGTGGACGCCGCTCTCAGGCGGGAGTGGTGAACTGGTGACCGCCTCGGTCACCTGGCCCGTCTCCGGGGCGATCACCAAGGCGACCTCGTGATCTCCTGGCAGTTGAAGGTGAGCAAGGTCGACGGGAGCGTGGAGATGCTCGCCGTCGGCCCCCGTCAGATCGTCGCCTTCGAGCGTCACTGGAAGATCGGGCTCGCCAAGGCGTTCACCGTCGAGCAACGGATGGAGCACCTCTTCTGGCTCGCCTGGGAGGCCGAGCGGTCGGCGGGTCGCATCGTCCCCCTATTCGGCGACGACTACTTCGAGACCCTCGCGAACGTCGAGATCGTCGGGGCGTCCGTCCCTTTCGTCGAGACGGCGTGACGTACCTCATCGCTCAGATCAGCGTCGAGACCGGCATCGCGCCGAACGATCTCCTCGACTCCCCGCCGGGGATGATCGAGGCGATCATCGACGTCCTCCAGCGTCGTCGCGAGAGGAACTAGACATGGTCGTCCGCTCCGCCGACTCGATCCGTGTCGCCGGTCTCGCCGACCTACGACGGGCGATCCGCTCCACCGATCAGACCCTCGGGTCGAACGGGCAGGCGGGTCTCAAGGACGTGAACTACAAGGTCGCCGACTTCGTGGTCCAGCGCGCGAGGACCCGCGCGTCGACCGTCGGACGTCTCGCGGCGAGCGCCGCTCGCTCGATGGAGCCGTCACGATCCGGGGTCGCCGCGAGGATCAACGCGGGAGGACGCTCCGCCCCCTTCTTCGGTGGCGCCGAGTTCGGCGCCTACCGCGACAAGCGTCGACTACTGAAGAACACGCGGGGGAGAGCGACTCTCGTGCGCGATGAGGAGAACATTAAGAAGGTGATCCGCCGCGTGGAGGATCAGACCCTCGCCTACGACCGCTATGGCGGCTCGTCGACGGTGAGGAAGCGGGCGCGTAAGGACTACGGCGCGACGGCGGTGAAGGTCACCGGGACGATGCTCGGCTGGAATCAGTTTCGTGAGTGGCGCGGTAACGGGAGGACCGCGGGCTACTTCCTCTTCCCGACGATAAGGGCGAACATCGACGAGATCGTCGACCTCTACTCCGACGAGATGAGGGACCTCCTCAGCGACGTTTTCCCCGACTAGATCCAGGAGCCGACGATGGCAGACACACGGCGCCTCACGATCGAGGTCCTCGGTGACGCGAAGGGCGCGCTCAGCGCGCTCGACGACGTCGGCTCGCGAGCGAGTCGGATCGGTGAGGGCCTCTTCGAGTTCGGAAAGAAACTCGCGATCGGCTTCGCCGCCGTCACGGCGGGCGGAGCGGTCATCGGGAAGCAACTCGTCGACTCGGCGTCGGATCTCAATGAGGTCACGTCGAAAACCGGAGTGGTGTTCGGCGACGCCTCCGACGAGGTCACCGAGTTCGCTCAGAAGGCGGCGACCGCGTTCGGACAGTCTCAGACGTCGGCGCTGAACGCCGCCTCCACCTTCGGCACCTTCGGAAAGGCGGCGGGTCTCACCGGCAAGGACCTCGCCACCTTCTCCACCGACTTCGTCGGACTCGCCTCCGACCTCGCCTCATTCTCGAACACCACTCCGGAGGAGGCGGTCGAGGCGATCGGCGCCGCCCTACGCGGTGAGGCTGAGCCCATCCGCAAGTACGGGGTGCTCCTCGATGACGCGACGCTGAAACAGAAGGCGCTCGAACTCGGGATCTACAACGGCAAGGGTGCGCTGACCCAACAGCAGAAGGTTCTCGCGGCTCAGGCCGCGATCTTCGATCAGACCACCGACGCACAAGGCGACTTCGCCCGCACCTCCGACGGGGTGGCGAACAAGCAGCGGATCCTCGCCGCCCAGTTCGAGAACGTGAAGTCGCAACTCGGTAGTGCTCTTCTGCCCGCCTTCGGCACCGCCCTCGGATTCATCACCGACCGCGTCCTACCCGCCTTCGGTGAACTCGCGACGATCTTCGAGGAGGAGGGTCTCCAGGGGATCATCGACCGGCTACGGGACAAACTGCCCGAGATCGGTGAGCGGCTCCGAGAACTCGGCGGAAAGTTTGTCGACTGGATCAAGGAGGCGGCGCCTCCGGCGCTCGCCGCCCTCCTCGACTTCCTCAAACGGGTCGGCGAGTGGCTCATCTCGACCGGCCTCCCGTTCCTCGGTGAGAAGGCGAAACAGTTAGGCGTCGCACTCATCGAGTGGATCGGCCCGCGGATCGGTCCGGCGCTCCGCGCGCTCGGCGAGTTCGTCGGCAAGGCCGCTCAGTGGTTCATCGACGAGGGACTCCCGATGCTCGTCGACAAACTCGTCGCGCTCGGGAACGCTCTCGTCGACTGGATCGGTCCGCGCATCGGACCGGCTCTCCAGGCGCTCGGCGAGTTCCTCGGTGAGGTCCTCTCCTGGTTCGTCACCGAGGCGATCCCGAAGATCGGCGCGCAGGCGGTGAAACTCGCGGGAGCGGCTCTCTCGTGGATCGCTGAACTACTGCCGAAGGCTCTCGTCGGACTCGGAAAGTTCGTCGCCGAACTGCTCCCGAAACTCCCCGGACTCTTCTTCGACCTCCTCGGGACTCTCGTCGATCTCGGTCTCGATCTCGCCGACTCGCTCGTCGGAGCGATCGTCGACGGACTCAAGGAGATCGGACAGAAGGGTCTCGACGTCGGCAAGGCGTTCGTGAACGGGATCATCGACTTCATCAACCGGGAGATCATCCAGAAGGTGAACGATCTCCTCGAGTTCACCATCGACCCTCCGGGCCCCGGCAAGATCACTCTCGATCCTCCCGACATCCCGTTCATCCCGAAACTCGCGGCGGGTGGCATCGTCTCCGCGCCGACGCTCGCCCTCATCGGTGAGAGCGGACCGGAGGCCGTGGTCCCGCTCAGCCGTGGGGGCGCCGCTATGGGGGCGACCGTGAACGTCACGGTCAACGGGACCGTCGTCTCGGAGCGTGATCTCATCGAGAGCATCCGAGTCGGACTTCTGAAGGCTCAGAAGAGCGGTCGGCAGGTAGTCCTCGCATGACGCTCCCGCAGATCCGCACCTACATCAGGCCCGACCAGTCGTTCGTCGTAGGCGGGAACCTGACCCTCGGCTCGACCGCTCTCGGCCCCTCGGCACTCCTCGGGCCCGCCATCGCCGCCTTCTATGAGATCACCAGCCTCGTCCAAAGCGTCGCGGTGCGACGCGGGCGAACTCGCGTCACCGACTCCTTCGACGCGGGCACCTGCTCGGTCACCCTCTTCGACTCCGCCGGGGTGTTCAACCCGGACAACGGCTCGTCTCCACTCGTCGGATACGTCAAGCCTCTCCGCCAGTTCCGAGTCACCGCGACCGTCGACGGCACCGAATACATCCTCTTCGCCGGATTCACCGACGCCTACTCCTACACCTACGAGACCGGCGTCGGCGCCTCCCTCGTGACGATCGAGGCCACCGACGCCTTCCGTCTCCTCAACCTC